AATCCATCGTGTTTATAAATAAAAAAACCTGGAATTGCAGGAAATAAAATATGACCGATTATTAAGGGGTGTACGGCACGTAGGGGACAGCGTCCCCTTACTTATACGGATCGCTCTATCGGTCAACCGTAACATCAGCAAGCCACAACAAATTCAAAGTCAGTGGGATGAATCGATTGACTTCGATTTAGCTACACTTGTCTTAGGTTAGACAGTATACAGATTCCGCGCAAAAAAGCTTTCCCGAAATTACGCATTAAAAAGATGCGATTAAAGCTTGGGACGGCTTTTTTGCGTTGATAAAATAGGTCTTTACATGATTAATCCATGTGTGTTAAGCTTAGATTGTGGTACAAATTAATCCAAATAGGAGGACAAAAAAATGGCACAACTTAGAAATGGTCAGAAAAAACTCAATTTCTACGTATCATCCGAACTATGGGACTATATTGAGGATGAGGCCTCCAAAATGTCACTTACAAAGACTTCTTTTCTTATTACGGTGCTAAATGAGCACCGAAGAGAAGAATTGAGATTACAGCATAGATTGGATTCAAATGATGATCTTGCCTCTTTGATGTGGGACATGGACATTTTGGAACGAAAAATGAATGAAATTACTAAATGATTCGCATAAAGCTTGTTGATAGGGGCGTAACGTAGTTCCAGGAATTTCCCCAAATTCCTGGTGTGAACTTACAAAACCCCTGTCAAAACCGCAAGAAAGGAGGTACAAGCCATGTTTAAAGTTTTTTTAAAGATCACATTAAAAAACAATGGAGTTATATTCCTAGACGATTCATTTGTCCAGGATGTACGCACGACAATAATTGACGATTCGACACCACAAGAATTTTTGACTACTTCTGAATTGTCAATTGACTTTTCCCCAAAAAATCAAAAAAAATTGTCGATTTAATGAGTAAAGGTAGTATTACCTTTACGTAACTTCTGTGGCATGTGGCAAACTTAATCAAACCTACTAAAGACGGTAAAAAAAGTTGTGGCTTTTTTGTGGCATTTTCATTAACTATTGTGGCATTTCGATTATGTATTCAATTTTTGTCAAATAAAGGAGTGAACAAATTGGATGAAAAAGATGATAAAAAATCAAGAAAATGGCAAATAACAATCAATAATCCGCTCAAATACGACTATTCGCACGAAAACATAAAAGGTCAGCTCACAAACTTTAAATCATTAATCTATTGGTGTATGTCCGATGAGATCGGCGAAAATGGCACTCCTCATACTCATTTATACCTTGCTTTTAGTAGTGGCGTGCGTTTCATCACTGTTAAAAATAACTTTGCAAGTGCTCATATCGAGCCTGCTAATGGTACTAGCCAACAAAACAAAGACTATATCTACAAAGAGGGTAAATGGGCTAATGACAAAAAAAGCGACACAAATTTAAAAGACACGCATGAAGAATTCGGGGAAATACCAGTGGAAAGGCAAGGTGCTCGAAATGATCTTAATGATCTTTATGACATGATAAAATCCGGTAAAACGAACGATGAAATACTCAAAGAAAATCCCACTTATATGCTGCAATTGGATAAAATAGATAGAGTGCGTCAAACAATCCTTGAAGCAAACTTTAAAAAAGTTGAAAGGGATATTGATATTTCTTATATTTGGGGTGCAACGGGAACTGGTAAAACAAGTACAATAGTTCGTAGGCACGATTATGAGGCATATCGTATTATGGATTATGCTCATCCATGGGACAGCTACGCGGGTCAAGATGCAGTAATTTTTGAAGAATTTAGAAGTAGCTCAAAGATACAAGACATGCTGAATTGGCTTGATCGCTATCCGCTTGAACTGCCTTGTCGTTACTCAAACAAAATAGCTTGTTTTACTAAAGTATACATAATAACAAACATACCGCTTGAGCAGCAATATATAACCGTTCAACATGATTATCCTCCAACTTGGAAGGCATTCTTAAGGAGAATAGCTAGGGTTGAAAAATACACATATAACGGCGTAATATCAACCCTTATGGACGAATATTTAAAAAATGGACAATTTGATGCTACTGGTACGATCTTCGACGAAAAATACCAGGATGAATTAATTTTATCATGAAAAAAGAAAAAAAGATATCCGACCTAGTTGTATGTGTGTTAAGGGGTCGCTTGCGGGGGTTTCCTTAACCCACATACAAATAGGTATATTAACTGTCGTTTCGGTCGCGGCTTAGGTCTAGCCCCATCTCTTTAAATCCATCGTGTTTATAAATAAAAAAACCTGGAATTGCAGGAAATAAAATATGACCGATTATTAAGGGGTGTACGGCACGTAGGGGACAGCGTCCCCTTACTTATACGGATCGCTCTATCGGTCAAC